GGACGAACGATCCAGGCAAGGTTTCAGAAATCCCGGTTCCAAGTTCTTTGTCAAAGGTACTGATGCGAGGGATTGGCCTGAGCGTTTGCGGGATCTATTCGGGAACGATGATGTGATGGGTACCGATTTCACAAGCATGGAAAAGCACCATACAGGTGTTTACGCACGAGTTCTGTTATTCTGGATCCTGCACATGATGAAAGATCTCCAGCGTTATTCTGATCACAGACGATTGATTGTGAAATTGGGGCGTGGAGTCCATAGGATAGAGAATCGCGATGTCGTGATTCATCTGTTAGAGACTCTGATGTCAGGTGCCCTTTGGACTTCTTCGGGCAATGGCATCTTGAATTTGTGCATCATCTCTTACCTGACGTTGCGCACCAAATATCCCACCATGCCCAATGAATTCCTAATCCAGGTTCTCCAGCGAGATTTCAAAGGAATTTTTGAGGGCGATGACGGGCTGAGTCAATATCAAGAGATCTCCCCGACCTTGATTGCTGATTTAGGTTTGGACTTGAAGTTCGAGCCGAAAAGCAAATATTGGAGGGCAGGATTCTGTCGTATTTTCTGCGATGACGTTACAGGGACTGTTGTGAAGAACCCCGTGGATGTGGTACACAAATTTTTCCTACTGCCCGCTAGGTACGCCAATCGTAAAAGCAATTTCTTGCGAGGCCTGATTCGGGCTCGTGCGCTGTCGTACCTATACAATTTCCATAGCTGTCCGATCGTAGCTTCGTTGTGTCATTGGGCACTGCGTGTGACACGTAGTATCACGGTGAATGACGATATGATTGAAGACCGCTGGAAAGGACAGTTGGTTCAGAAAGCCAAAGCTGAGAAAGTTTGGCGGAACAAGCAAATTGTTCCAGAGAGTTCTAGGCTGCTCGTGGAAGAGGTCTTTGGTGTCTCAATAGAGAGGCAGATCCAGTTGGAAAGTATCTTGGATGCATGTCAGAGCGATGTTTTGGAGTTGGATTACTCGGACTTCACGAATCCATTGGCACTGCAGCATGCTTCGAGGTTTATTCAAGAAGACCTACCTTTGGTAATGCCAAAAGAGCACTTCGAGAACAAATACCCGATTCAGGTCATGACTCGAGGTGAATTCCTGAGAACTCTCCCCAATGCCGCGAGATCGATCGAGGCTAATTGGTG